GACACCCCCACATAATGGTCGTGGATGTCGAGTCGGAGCAATCTTAGCCGACCTCGAGCTAAGTGATAGACAAATCCTCCAGGATGCTTTGGCAGATATGGGGCGCTGGAGTTCACACGGCCTAATGGTTGCGCTCAAGGAACGGGGAATACAAGTCAGTGTTCACCCAATCATTAATCACAGGAAGGGCATCTGTAAATGCTCGAAAATCTGACACCAGCAACTCCCGTCGCTTCGCATCCATCTGTAAAGGTCGGTGTCGAGTTTGACGGGAGAGAAGGCTGGGGGCAAACTCCGGGCCTTGAGAGCGAGCCAGAATCGTTCGACGAGTTCCTGAAAGATGCCGGAATCGACCCAACCGACATTGAGGTCATTCCACCTGTCAGAACATCACGGTGGCAACAGCAGAAGGACGGCGAGCTTGTTTGGCTCACCTCCTATCGGTTCACGTTCCGAAAAAGACATTCCGGAATTGACCTACCGCTCCTGCTTGCCGAGGCCGAAAAAACGGTATCGAAGCCGAAAAAACAAAAGGTTAAAGATGCGGCACTCGTTATCCTCTGGTCAGACCTACAGGTAGGCAAAGTTGATATCAACGGAGGCATCGCAGAACTGTATCAACGGGTAACGGAAACACACGAAAAACTACTTAAGGTCGTCGAAGAACATAAACCGAAACAGGTAGTGTTTATCGACCTTGGTGATACTGTCGAGAACTTTGACAATAAGGCACGCGAGGCACAACTCCAGTCGTCGGATATGTCGATTATGGAACAGGTCGATATGGCAACAACACTTGCGTGGCGAACTCTCCGAGCCCTAGCCGAGCGAGTACCAACAGTTACCTATGCAAGTGTGGGTAGTAATCATTGTCAGTGGAGACGTAATGGACAAGTGGTCGGTAAGGCTACTGACGACTGGGGCGTGTTTATCGGTAGACAGTTAGCCAGGTTAGCTGCTGAGACTGGTGCAAATAATGTGCGCTTTGTCGAACCACAACCACACGACGAATCACTTGCCCTAGACGTATTCGGCAACCAGTACCACATCCTCGGCATTGTTCACGGGCATCAGTCTCGAAACATTAACGGAGTATCTGACTGGTGGAGGAAGCAAGCGTTCGGCTCCCAACCTGTATCTGTGGCCACTATTCTTGTACACGGACACTTCCATCACCTTCGTATCCAAGAGCTCGGCGCTACCCCAGAAGGTAATAGCCGATTTATTGTCGGAGCACCTACGCTCGATAACGGGTCGAACTGGTGGCGCAACATCGCAGGAGACCAAGCACCTCCAGGGTTAGCTTGCTTTCTCATCGAAGACGAAACACCCTGGAAGGGAACAGTCTGGAAGCTCTGATGCCACAGTCGTACACGATTAGAGACATCAGGCTACATAACCTTGTCGAGCACTGGATAGACAATCCACCAGAGCAGCTCGACATTAACTATCCGGTGTACATTCCTTCCCGACACCGAGCCGACAAACCAATCACCACTAAAGGATTCGACCAAGACAATATCCCCTACCGTCTGCTAGTCGAACCACACGACTACGACAGCTACCGGACACGCTACTCAGACGAACAACTTGTACAACTCCCCGAAGATAATCAAGGTATCGCCTTCGTTCGTAACTATGCGCTTGAGCACGCTAAGGCCGCAGGCTACGATTACTTCTGGATGTTCGACGACGATATCCGTTCCTACCAAATACGGCGCGGAGGTAAACAACACCACACTAACCCTCGACCACTGTTAGCACTACTCGAACACATCACTAACCAGTACGACAACATTGGCGGTTCCTGTATCGCACACTCAGCATTTAACTTCAGTCAAGACACTAAAGCTCCTGTCGTCTACAACTCTCAAATCTACTGCGCCGAACTAATTACAACCCAAGCTCAGGCACGGTTCCGACAAGGCGTGGCCGACGATATTGACTTCTCGATGCAACTACTACACGAAGGCTGGGTCACTCTTGTGTACAAACGCATAGGGTTTACCTCGGCAGTATCAGGAACAATATCTGGCGGACTCGTCGATAGTGAATATGTTAACGAGGGCAGACTAACTAAGTTCCAACAGCTACAAGCTAACTGGCCAGGAGCATTCAACATCGGCTTTCACAAAGACGGACGACCCCACGTCATCAGCCGCAACGCTTATCAAAAATTTGCCCAGAGGCCCAGGCCGAAAAACAAAACAATCGAAAATTAACAATGACACCCTCCCGCTTCCAACGTCCCTGTATCGACTGCGGACAACTCAGCTACGNNNNAGAACGAAAAGCGAAACGACCTAAGACTCCAGACTCAGAAGAACGTAAGGCCAAGAAGCGACTACTCTACAACTCCGACTATCGACGAAGAGCAAAACTTGTAAGACAAAATGCAATTCAATGCCACCTATGTGGGGGGGGGTATACCCCCACAGACCCTTGGGAAGCAGACCACGTGCACCCCTCAGACCCAAACTCAATTTTATTACCCGCACACAGGTCGTGTAACCGTCGTAAAGGCAACCGAACAAACACCTAAACCCTTACCCTAAAAGCCTTTCAAAACAGCACGACCCCACTATGGGGGCACTCAAAACAGGGGTGGGGCAAATCCTAAAAAGGAAAACACTCCTACCCGTGGCTTCCAAGCGAAAAAAAACACGCGCGAAAATCGCGTTTTTCGGGGTTGCCGGGTACGATAGGTGTCAGGCCTGAACCTATGACTGCCCTGGAGGGGTGTAATGGAACTCGAAATTGTTGCGGTTGGTAGTCTCGAGCTGGACGAGGACAACGCGCGGGAGCATCCGCCGGAGAATCGCAAACTGTTGGAGTCAAGTCTTGCGCAGTTCGGGCAGAGGAAGCCGATTGTTGTTACAAACGATAATGTTGTGATTGCGGGGAACGGTACTCTGCTTGCGGCTCAGTCTTTGGGATGGTCTGAGATTGCGGTGGTTCGGGTGCCGGACGACTGGTCGGAGGATATGATTCGGGCGTTTGCTATTGCGGATAATCGTTCGACTGACTTGTCTTCGTTTAATGCTGCAATTCTGACGGAGCAGTTGGGTGAGCTTGAGATTGCTGAGTTTGATTTGGAGGCTGTCGGTTTTACTCCGTCGGACTTGGAGAGACTTAACCGCGTATCGGAGTCTTCGATATCGGAAGCCTTTGACCCTTATTCGGAATGGTCGGGTATGCCGGAATACAAACAGGAAGATTTAGAATCGAAATTTAGTTCGACTGTTCACGTTAGGTATCGAGCCGAAAAAGTCATTCTGGTGGCCGGAGTCTGACGGGCTGATTGGTTCGACACAACAAGAGCAGTATGTCGTCGATAACGACTCCTGAGTTTCCGCTGTTCATTCCGTCTAAATCAAGATGGGACTCAGCGCTAACGCCGAAGCATCTTGACATTATGGGAGTGCCGTGGCGGATGATTGTTGAGGAAGACCAGTTCGAGAATTACGCTCGCAATTTCAATCCTGACAACCTGGTAATTCTTGACCCGTTATACAAAAAGAATTTCGATGCGTTCTGGCAGTTCCCGGAAGGTTCGTCACTCGGCTCCGGGCCAGCCCGTAATTTCATTTGGGACTTGGCCGCAAGCGAAGGCCACAAGTACCACTGGATTATGGATGACAACATTCACGGCTTTGGCAGAGTCCACGAAAATCAACGTATACCTGTCGGGGACGGCTTCCTGTTTGTGGCAATGGAAGACTTCGTACAGCGATACAAGAACATCGCAATGGCAGGGCCGAATTATTTTATGTTCCTTCCCTCGCGCAATAAGCGACCACCGTTTACACTTAACACTCGCATCTTTTCTTGTAACTTGATTCGTACTGATATTCCGTTCCGCTGGCGGGGAAGATACAACGAAGACTTAGACTTATCTATTCGTATCCTCAAGGACGGTTGGGCGACTGTTCTATTCAATGCGTTCTACCAGTGGAAGATGCCAACCCAGTTGCTCTCCGGAGGAAACACCGAAGCGTTCTACTCGAGCGAGGGCACCTTGCCAAAATCGAAGATGGCTGTCGAGATGCACCCTGACGTGACAAAGATTTCGTACAAGTTCTCGCGCTGGCATCATCACGTTGACTTCTCCGGGTTCACTCAGAGGCTTGTCCGCGACCCTAGTTATACACCGCGCGACTTATCTGAGGTTAAGCTGAAGCGGGAGCCTCGTACCAGGAAGGTTTCGATGCGAGGTGCAAAATGAGTCAGCGTGGTCGTCCGCCAAAACCAACCGAGCAGAAACGCAAGCTGGGTAATCCTGGCAGGAGACCTCTGCCGGAAGCTAGTGAGGTTGAGATACTTCCAGCCGCAGAGGACATTCCGGAGCCTCCCAGACCCCTTCTGGAGCCGGGGATGAAGCTTTGGGAGCGCACTTGGAAATCAGGCATCAACTGGATATCGCCCGTAACTGATATTGAGCTACTTCTGATGACCTGTGAAATGTTAGACGAGCGCTGGAACCTCCGAATCAAAGTGATGCAGACTGACAATATGCAGATGGCTCGTAGGCTTGATAACCTGTCCCGCATTATTGCGGCGAACCTATCTCAGCTTGGATTCACGCCAGCAGACCGAGCGCGCCTTGGCCTTGCTGAGGTAGCACGTCAGTCTCGACTTGCTGAGCTGAAACAAATGAAACGTGACCTAGTGCAATCGGGTAACGATGACCGATAGTAGCTGGCCACCACGCTGGCTAACTGAGGTGCCCGAGGAAGCAATACTCAACGGCGAAGGGCACCTTGCTGTCGGCTTCGCGGAACGATTCGGCATTATCACTAAGGATAGTGTTGCTGGAGACGTAGGCGACCCACTGAACCTCCGAGAGTGGCAGAAGCAACTACTCGTTCGTATCTTCGCCTGGGAGAATGGTGGTCTCCGTCACCGTGTACAGCTAATCGGTATGCCCCGAAAGAATGGCAAATCGGCGCTCGGTTCGGTAATGGCTTTGTACTCGCTTGTACTTGGGCCCGATGGTGGTGAGGTGTATTCGGTTGCGGCTGAAAAGGAACAGGCAAAGATTGTGTTCCGTGATGCGCGAAGGATGGTTGAGGCCGCACCAGAACTAAACTCGCACATCACTTTGTATCGTGATGCAATGGAGAATACCGAAAACGGTTCCGTCTACCGCGTGTTGTCCGCAGAGGCTTACTCAAAAGAAGGCCTGTCGCCCACGTTTGTTGTCTTTGACGAACTTCACGCTCAACCGAATCGGGAACTGTTCGACGTAATGTCGCTCGCTATGGGCGCTCGAGGTAACAGGTCAACGCTAGTTGCGATTACAACCGCAGGCGTCAAGGCAGACAATAGTGGCGGAGACAGCATCGCTTACAACTTGTACCAGTATGGTCAGAAGATTGTCCGCGGGGAGGAAGACGACCCCACTTACTTCCAGGCTTGGTGGGAGAGCGAGGGGGACTATAAGGCTGAGGAATCGTGGGAGAAAGCGAACCCTGGCTTTGGTGATATCAACGATATTGAGGACTTCCGTTCAGCGATTCGTCGTACCCCCGAGGCAGAGTTCAAAACCAAACGACTTAACCTGTTTGTGTCATCTCAATCAAGCTGGCTACCTGACGGAGCGTGGGAACAATGCGAGGGAACAGTAACACCCAATGCTGATGACGAAATCATCCTCGGCTTTGACGGTTCCTTCTCGAACGATGCGACAGCTATTGTCGGGGCAATTATTCCTAAGACCGACGACGACCCGGTTCAAGTGTTTACTGTTGCAACTTGGGAAAAAGATTTAAACATACACGACCAGGACTGGCGTGTTGATATTGCAGAGGTCGAACAAGCTATCCTCGATTTTTGCCAAGCCCATCCAAAGGTACGTGAGATTGCGTGTGACCCGTTTCGATGGCAACGGTCAATGGAGGTACTCGAACAAGCAGGACTTCCAATCGTTGAGTGGCCGTCTACGTCTCCCCGCCGAATGGTGCCAGCCTGCGCCAAATTTTATGATGCGGTTGTAGAAAAACGACTTGTTCACGACGGTAACCCAGTACTCACCCGACACTTAGACAACGCTGTCACAAAGATTGATAACATTGGGCCAAGGATTGTTAAAGATAAGAAACACTCGCCCCGGAAGATAGATGCGGCTGTTGCGGCCATCCTTGCCGTAGACCGGGCGACAGTCGGTAGAATGGAAGATGTCGTGCCGCAGTTCTTTGGATAGGTAAATGAGAAAACAATTTTTTGCAACCGTGTTACAGGTTCTCGGCTTCGCAACTTTGACCGCTGCAATGTTCTTCTGGTCAGTGATAGCCGGGATGGTCACAGCGGGACTACTCGCACTAATAGTCGGATTCGCGTTAGGGCAAAATAGATGATTCTGAACCGCTTGTTCTCGTCGGGTGAGTCCCGCGCAATTTCGTATCAAACAATCTTTGAGTCAGGGGACGAGTTCTCACTTGGGACCAACTCCGGTACGCGGATTGATTCCGAAACAGTATTCCAAGTCAACGCCGTATTTTCGGCAGTATCGCTTATTGCTGACACGATTAGCACCCTGCCATTACACGCCTACGTCCGCGAAAATAACCGCAGGGTTGAACTAAACCCCGCACCTTTTTGGATTAAGACACCAGACATTGACCTGCCTGGGGAGGCGTTTTGGAATTCAGTTGTCGTTTCTTTGCTGCTAGAGGGTAATGCATTTATTCGTGTGTTCTACGGAACCAGCGGAGACGTAGCAACCCTTACTGTTCTTAACCCACAAAATGTTGAGGTTAAACGCAACAGCATAGGCCGACTCACATTCATTATTGAAGGTGAAGGCCGACCCCTTACCACCGAAGACGTTATCTACATTCCCGACCTTGTAGCTCCTGGCTCCATTCGTGGTGTCTCTCGAGTAAAAGCACTCAAGGAGAGCTTCGGCCTCGCGCTCGCTCTCGAAAGATTCGCAAGCACCTTTTTTGGGCAAGGCACAAACCTTAACGGCATTATTGAATTCCCCGGCAACCTAACCGAAGAACAAGCCAAGTCGCTAGCCTCTGGATTTGACAATCGTCATAAAGGATGGCGCAGAGGGCACCGTACTGGCGTTCTGTCGGGTGGTGCGACGTTTAAAGCAACACAGACTGACCCTCAACAGGCCCAAGCTATCGAGGCCCGCAGAATGGCTGTAGAGGACATTGCTCGCGCGTTTAACGTGCCACCACACCTTCTCGGACTTCCCGGCACAAACAGCTACGCCAGCGTTGAGCAGAACAACCTTGCTTGGGTAACACACGGACTTCGGCCTATCCTTACAAAAATTGAGGGAGCGTTTAACCCGCTTCTTGCTCGGTCACGGAATGGCCGCGAAAATGCGTTCCTTAAGTTCAACCTTGATGGGCTACTCCGCGCTGATATTCAGTCTCGCTTCTCGGCGTACTCAACAGCACTCCAGTCTGGATTTATGACAATTAACGAAGCTCGCTCGCTCGAGGACTTCCAACCACAAACAGACAGCTCAGCAGATACCGTAAGAGTTCCCCTTGCAAACGTAAACCTTGACGAGGCAACAGTTAAGGCTCAGCGGGAACGGATTTCGATGGTGCGCGATTTAGTGTTCTCTGGCTACGACCCCGCAGATGTGTTAGCCGCACTTGGCTTACCGGCTATTGGTCACACTGGCCTCCCATCTACACAGCTTCAGCCAGTTTCACAAATCGACCCTAATGACCCTGAGTCTGTTTACCTCGGAGACGACTAATGCCCTATTACATTAGCGATACTGCCGAGGGCTGTAGCGGTTGGGCTACAGTCAAAGACGACGGCGAAGTGATGGGCTGTCACGATACTAAGCAAGAAGCTATTGACCAGGGCCTTGCTATTGCCCAGAACGAAGGCTCTGAATTTTTAGGCGAACGGTCTGTCCGTGAAAATACGGATAACAACATCCGTGAATTGCCAGACAACTATCGTCCCGCTACATCAGAGGATGTGCCAGAGGGTCGGGCCTGCGGCAACTGTCGTTTCTTCAACGAGGACAATCTAGACGAAGAAGGCCGCGCGTTTTGCGAACGGTGGGAAGAATATGTCGAAGGTGGTCAATACTGTAACGCTTGGCAACCCCGCGACGAGGAACGAGCAGGCCCAGGTGAACTAAGCGTCGGTGACTTTGTTCGCTGGGATAGTTCTGGAGGAACAGCTCGAGGTCGAATTACACGAATCGCTACTGAGGGCACCGTTACCGTTCCTGATACTGACTTCACCTTGAACGCTTCAGCAGATAATCCGACAGCTCTGATTCGTATTTACCGCGAAGGCGACGAAGGCTGGGCAGCTACAGATACTATCGTCGGGCATCGATTCTCAACTTTGACAAAGATTGACGACTTACGGTCTGATGTCGGCGAACGCACACAATCTGAAAATGTTGGCGAACGCACACAATTTTACGAAAATCGACAAGTTAACCTGACTCCGCCAGCTTATATGCGCGCTAGCGCACGTCAGGGGCTTAAGTATCACGAGGAAGGACAGTCTGGGGCCGGACTACAGCCATCTACGGTTCGGGAAGCACGGGCTATGGCTGAAGGTAACGTAACCGCAGACAAGTGGGTTCGTATCGCCGCGTGGATAGCACGTCATATGGATGACCTAGATGCTCCTGATGCTAACCCTGACAACGAAGACTACCCCAGCCCAGGGGTTGTAGCACACCTTCTCTGGGGCTCCGGCCCGTCAAAGCGTGCCGCAGAACGAGCAATGTCGTATGCTCGGGGCGTAGTTGATAGACTGGAAGCCGAAAACGCAGACCGAGGTACGGGGAGCAAAGTGGCAAAAATCGAACAGCGGTTTAATTCAACCAGCTTTGAGGTGCGAGAAACATCTGAAGGTATGACCTTTGAAGGTTATGCCGCAATGTTTGACAGCGCATCAGAGCCACTACCCTTCACCGAAAGAATCGCTCCCGGCGCGTTCAACCGTTCCCTCAAGTCTCGCAACGACATTAAACTGTTGTGGAACCACAGCACCGGCGAGGTTCTCGGTAGCACAAGGGCGGGTACTCTGAAACTAACAGAGGACGATAGGGGATTGCGTGTTTGGTCAATGCTTCCAAATACGACAACTGGGCGTGATGCCGCAGAGCTTATTCGTCGGGGCGATGTTGATGCAATGTCGTTTGGCTTCTCTGTTCCCCGTAATGGTGACAGTTGGTCAGATGATGGCAAAGAGCGCACTCTCAACGAAGTTCGTCTTCACGAGGTTAGCATCGTAGCGTTCCCAGCCTACTCGGGAACCGCAGGAACTACAAGCGTTCGTGGCCTTGACCGTCTCGCAACTCGCGCTGAGGTAGATGCTGATGCGCTTGCTGATGCTCTGCTTAAGGTCGAAATGGGCGACGACATTACTGCCGACGATAGAGAGCTGCTTGAGCGTGTTCTAGAAAAACTTGCTCCGGAAAATCTTGCTGAAGAACAAACCGAAACTAGTCTTGAAATGCTCCAGCTGAAAAAGAAAAAGCTCGAGTTACTAATGGGGCTGTAATGCCAAAGGGAACAAAATACGGTAAGGGCAGGAAACGATAATGGCTACTAAAGACGACATTCGCAAGACCATCCTGAAGGTGGCAGGCAATCCTGTATCCGGGCCAGTAGCCGCACTCGCCGCAGATATGGCAGAAGCTATTGCCCAACTAGACGAACCTGATGCTGTCCGGGGCAAACAGAAGCGTGTAGTTGAGTCTATTGAGACTCGAGGTCAATCCGCAGTATCGCCTTAATCTGACGACCAGTAGAGGCAAGCTCGTCCTCAACAATCATTAGATTCTCGTTGAGGAAGGCGACCTGATTGTCTTCTCTCGGGTCGTCGTATTTAAGTCCGAGCTTACGGATTCTGTCGTCTATTTCAAAGCTGGCTTGTTCGTAAAGTCCCTCGAGCATCCTGTACCTATCGCAGAGTGGCTTAAGGTATGGGAACCTTGCCTCGAGTACGGATAGAGTTGCGGCGCTAATGTCAATCATCGGTTGTCCTCCGTCACTGGCCAATAGTAGGGCAGGTTGTCTGGTACTTGCGGGAAATACATTCGGTAATGTTCTGGAGCTTTGCGGATGAGGTTGGACTGGTGCGTGCGATACAGTTCCGGCTCGGCCATCCACCAGGGCTGCTTATAGGATTCGTACTCGTCAAACATTAGCTGAACCTTGTCCTTGATACTGTCCTTGTATCCGCGACGTGTCCACTCGTCACACATTACTGTCGTATACGAAATGAGTGCTCGTTCGTATCCTCGCCACATCCGGGTCGCTGGATGGTTGACCCAGCCTTTGGATTCGCCGCGAAGTGCTCGCAGGATTTGGTATGCCTCGACTCGTTGTTTGCCTAAGCGTTGTCTGTCGAGGATGCGGGCTGTAATGAAATAGCTTTGGGCTGGGAGGAAAGTTTGCATCAGGCGACCTCTTCCAACTTGACCTGGTAGTGATGTCCTAGCGTGAACCCTAATGCTCGGGCATCTGCGTGAGCATCGACGATGGTGAAATTTGCTTCGGTCAGGTTGTCAAAGAATTGCTCGGTGGTCTTACCCAGTCGGCGAATAGTTACCTTGTACATTTGTTACACCTCCCCCAACTTGACGTCGTAGTCCCGTCCGAGGATGTAACCCAGAGTGGGCATAACCTCGTGGATATGAGCGACCTCTGCGGCTGCGGCTTGGACGGTAGGGAATTGGAACGACTTGCTGTCGTCCTTGTACCAGAGACCAGTCTGGTAGTTGAAGGCTGGTTTAATGATGGTTACCTTATACATTTGGTCCTCCGTTAGTAGGTTAGTGGTTGGGCTGATAACCCCAGGCTACTAGGTAGCCGTCAGTTTGTCTACTCTCCACGGAAACTTTTTTGATTCGGTATCATTGAACTGTTGGATGTGTGGAGCCACTGCCAGCCGAAGCCGTTGAGCGGAACCGCCGCGGAACCCTATACGCCAAAATATTGGAGACTAACTGTGTCTGAATTTGTAAAGACTCAGCAAGAGCTTCGCGCTAACTTGGTTCACCAGATTCGTGAAACCATTGACAGCGCTGAAGCCGAAAGCCGTGGGCTTGCTGCTGAGGAACTTGAAAAGATTGACCGTATCGAAGCTGACATTCGTCGCGCTGACGAAGCTATCGGAGTTGCCCAGCGTAACGAAGACCGTCGGGCCGAAGCAGAGCAGGCAGCTCGCGGATTTGTCCCCGCGGAAGAATCGCGTGAAAGCGCAGACATCTTCCGCGCGATGGCGAACGGTGACCTGCGTGCGCACACCTTCAACTTCGAGAAGCGTGCGACCCTCGTGCCGTCCACTGACACTGTTCCGGTGGACTTCCTCGACCAGGTGTACGGTATCGCTCGTCTCGTTGGGCCGATGCTCGACGTAGCCGACGTTATCACTCGCACCTCGGGCAACGACCTTCGTATCCCGACGTACACCGCATACTCGACTGCTTCGCTGGTTGAGGCTGGTTCCGCTATCTCAGACAGCGAGCCGACCTTCGACAGCGTTCTGCTGCAGCCCCAAAAGCAAGCGTTTATCGTAAAGCTTGCCAACGAGCTGATTATGGATGCCGGATTCAACATTGAGTCTGTCATTGCTGAGCAGGCTGGTAACGCAATCGGCTTCCGTATCAACGACCTTGCAACTGTCGGTACCGGAACCACCGAAACCGTCCCCTCATGAACCGCCAAGGCATATATGCTTGTGTTGGCCGGCCACACGCAGAAAGGCCTGCCCGCCTTTGGCATCTATGGCAAGGACGTGCAATCCGCGGGCGATACCGAAATCCCGGTGGACGTGCGCGAAAAACTGCTGGCCTTCGCCAGCTGCGGCATGGCGGTGGCGCTGATGCGCGGCA